CTTCATCGGTATACCTTGTGGGAACGATAATATCATCCCCATAGACGTATACCATGCGAGCTGCTACGCCTTGTTTTACGCCAATTGCACACAGCCGACCTACTATTAAAGCATAGTAAGTTATGGCCTGAATGGGAAAGCACAATGCTGATCCCATCGGTGCAAATTTGCGTAACTTTTGATTGCCCAGTGGCGTGCGCGTAACTTTGGAACGAGTATTCATGAGATAATCATAAATACAAGTTTCATCGAAAAGCGCGTCTACGAGATCAAGTGACAAGAGGTCACTTGCCTTGCTTAAGTCAAGCGTGGCAAGTTCTCCAGTTCTTGAGGCTTGTAGAGCCAGTCTCCCATTGATCGATTGATCGGTGAAGGAGACTCTGCCTCTGGTGTAAGAATGGTTTTCAACATGGGGTACGACAGCTCGTCGTAACGCTTGTTGATAGGACATAAATTCAGATTGCTCTGAAGATATGAGCCTTGGACCGCGGCTATCCTTTGGTACGGCAATAAGTTTTGCTCGACCTGAGGTTTTAAAGCTGAGTCCAAACCACCTGTCCCAATGATCAAATAAGTGACGGTCGCTATGATAAAACATACGATCGTAAGGATAGACCGAATCCAGGGATTGATAATACCTGGTAGGTTCATACCTTTGCCAAGGCGCTTTGCCATTGGCAACACTTCCCGGACCATTCTTAGGACGCCACTGAGGTTCACAAAAATCTTTTTCAAAGATTTCATGAATTACCTCCTTTGCGTAATAAGTTATGGATTGGGTCTCGACGCTAGAGTCAAGAGGCTGGATACTACTATCATCCTCAATGAACTCAGAAATCGCGTCGTGAACGAGGCGATCTGGATACGGAAGCTGGTACTTGTAAAATAAGTATCCAACTTGTCGCAGGTCCCTGATTAATACGGGATCTGCATCCTCCAACAGTGCACCACTTTCACTAAATACCCTTCTGAATAACCCGTAGAGAAATCTCGGGAGCTTCGTGCCTTTGTAGCGTTTGAAACTACTAGGGCATTGGAAGGTACCGCCGACCAAAGCAAAGTCGAGAGACTTAGCCAAAGAAGGCAGAGTTTTA